CTACATACTCAATTTATAGACCGCCTCGGCAACCTAAATTTAACCAAAGACCTTAACGGACTAATGCAGGAAGTACAGCAGCTACTCGACAGCACACAATTTAGCAGCGCTAAGGCTCCTAACAGCATAGTAAACGAGACCAATAAAGTAGTAGACAAAATAGTAGAAAACATACAGAAAGGGCAACGCCTGACTGGTAAGCCTACTGGCTGGCTATTCTTAGACAAATACCTAGGAGGCTACAATGGTGGCGACTTAATCGTAATAGCAGGACGCCCTGCAATGGGCAAAACAGCCCTAGCGTTAAGCCTTACCAAAGACTTTGCAGCAACTGGGGGCAAGGCGTTATTCTTAAGCCTAGAGATGAGTAACGAGCAACTAGCAAAGCGTTACCTTTCGCTTATTGGCAATATACCAAACTACAAAGTGCGTAACGGAGCGCTTAAAGAGAATGACATTGACAAACTTTGTAACATAGCCAACAGCCAAACAATTAACTTTTACATTGACGACGACGCCGAGACAAGTATAGCAGACATAAAGGCCAAAGTTAAACTGCACAAAGGCAAGCACGGGCTAGACTTACTGGTAATTGACTACATACAATTAGTGAAAGGAACTAAGCAAAACAGAGAGCAGGAGGTGGCCGAGATTAGCAGAAACCTAAAGCTATTGGCTAAGGAGTTAAGCATTACCGTTATAATCCTAGCGCAGTTAAGTAGAGCCAGTGAGTCACGCCAAGACAAGCGCCCACTGCTTAGCGACCTAAGAGAGTCAGGGGCAATAGAGCAAGACGCTGACTCTGTGCTATTTCCTTTTCGCCCAGCATATTACCAAGAGGAGAAGCCAGTAATAGAAGAGGCTGAGTTAATCATAGGCAAGAATAGGAACGGCGAATGCGTTACAATTCCGACCACATTCGAGGGGCAACTAACACTATACAAGGAGAACACCAATGCCTAGTATTAACCAGTCTAAGCGCGGCAAACAAGCCCGCAAAGAATACACCAAAGGAGGCTATAAAGAGCCGCGTTATAATACCCAACAATGGCGTAATGTCAGGGCTTTAATACTTCAACACTCGCCACTATGCAAAGCCTGCGAAGAGGTCGGACTTATAACCCTAGCGCAAATGGTTGACCACATAAAACCAGTGAGACTAGGCGGTAACTTCTGGGACCATGAAAACTTACAGCCATTGTGTAATTCATGCCATGCCTCAAAGTCTGCAAAGGAGCGGCATTCCGACCCGTACGGGGTGTAAAATCTTACACAGAGGCACGCAAAACCGCAGGTTAATTTTTCTTCACACCCGTGAGAAAATAAGTTAACAGAAAATTTGTATGTTTGTACTGAAAACACTATAAAAACATGAGAGGAAGGCCAAAATTACCAACCGAAGTAAAAAAACTACAAGGCACCGAGGACAAGCGCTGGCTAGTCGAGAATGAAATGAAGGTTTTACCAATGGACGAACTGCCAGAAGCGCCTAAGAGTTTTAATGCGGCTACTACTAAAATTTGGAACGGCGTGTGTATTGAACTAAAACGCAACGGACTGCTTGCCAGTTGTGACTTAGAACTACTGCAGGGCTATTGCATTTTGTTAAACCAATTTGGTGAGGCCACCGTAATGGTAAAAAAAGAAGGGCTAGTAACAGTAAGCCGCCACGGAGAGCAAATTGTAAACCCTTGGTACCGCGTGCAATGTGACAGCCTTAAGCAAGCAACCCAGTTAGGGCAACTGTTTGGAATTACGCCGAGTGCTCGCAGCAGAATTAGCGCAGCGGTTACTAAGCCAGTAAGTAAATTAGACTCACTTAAAAAACCTAAGACAGCATGAGCCCAAAAGTTCAGAATATAGACTGCTTGGAATTTATGCAAAACTTTCCAGACAATTATTTTGAGTTGGCTATTGTGGACCCGCCTTATGGAATAGGAGAGGCAAATGAAAAAAGAATGCAAAGCAGAGGGCATAGCCAAAAAAAATACAAAGGAGGAGATTGGGATTTAGAGCCACCAAAAGAAAAGTATTTTATTGAACTTATTAGAGTTTCCAAAAATCAAATAATTTGGGGGGCTAACCACTTCATAGAAAATATACCTAACTCAAATAGCCCATGTTGGTTATTTTGGGATAAAGACGGATTTGGAGATTTTGCTGACGGGGAGCTTGCTTGGTGTTCTTTTAAAACTGCTGTTCGTAAATTTAAATGGACTTGGAACGGTTTTAGAAAACAAAGTCCAGAAGACAGAATACACCCAACCCAGAAGCCAGTAGCACTTTATCGCTGGTTATTACAAAACTATGCAAAGCAAGGCGACAAAATACTTGACACCCATTTAGGCAGTGGCAGTTCACGAATTGCGGCAGACATGGAGGGCTTTGACTTTTACGCTTGCGAATTAGACGCGGACTATTTTACTGCGAGTTGCAAAAGGTTTGACGATTACAAAAAACAAATTAAACTATTATGAAAAAAACTATAACAAAGTCCGTACATACCAAAGCGTTTGAAACGGCAACTATTAAAATAGAAGCGCCAGCAGTTTACACAGTGCAGCAAGTTGGCCAGCGTTTTGTGGTTTGCATTGACGGGCAACCCTGCGACAAGCACGGCAGGCTCGCTGCTAATGTAGCCGAGGCGTTCTACTACCGAAACGAAAAACTAGCGTTTGAGTGCTTGGCATATTTTAGGCGGTGCAAATTGTAAACGACTATATAGCAAAAATAAACAGCGGCGAAGTTGCTGCCTGCGCTCATGTTAAAAACGCAGTGGCTCGTTATGAGCAGGACCGTGCAAACGGTTGGCGCTTTAATGACCAACTAGCACAGCACGCCCTAGACTTTATAGAGCAGCTAGTACATACGACTGGCGACTACGCAGGGCGTAACTTTACGCTAGAGCCTTGGCAGGCGTTTATAGTTTATAACCTCTTTGGATTTTTAAACGAGGATGGCAGCAGGCGTTTTACTCGCGCTTATGTAGAAGTGCCCCGTAAAAATGGTAAGTCTACCTTTTCCAGCGCAGTTATGCTTTACGGACTTATAGCAGACGACGAGCCAGCGGCTCAGGTTTACAGCGCGGCCACCAAGTTGGACCAAGCTATGATGGTCTTTGGCGAGAGCGTGCGAGTGTGCCAGAACTTGCCATGGCTTCACGAAGAGTTAACTGTTAATAACTCTGTTAATAACCGCCGCATAGTTTACGGCCAAAGTTTATATAAGCCACTGGAGTGGAACCCAAACAAGCAGGACGGACTTAATACACATTTTGCTTGCATTGACGAATACCACGCCCACCCAAACGACGAGCTGTATAATGTAATTAGAAACTCAATGGGGGCAAGGCGCCAACCTTTGCTTTTTACAATTACTACGGCAGGCTTCAACCGAGAAGCCCCTTGTTACAAGCATCGCCAATACTGCGCAAATGTTTTAAACGGGGCAATTAAAGACGACGCGCTATTCTCTGTTATTTATTCTTTGGACGAAGGCGACGACTGGACCGACCCAGCAGTGTGGGCAAAGGCTAACCCTAACTGGGGCGTAAGCGTATACCCTAGACAATTAGAGCAGGCGTTAACAGAGGCTAAAGAGTTTGTACACAAAGAAGTCGAATTTAAAACCAAGCTGCTCAATGTTTGGACCGACACGGCCCAGACTTGGATTAGTGACAGCCTTTGGAAAGCATGCGACGGCGAGGACGAACTAGAGGGCGAGGTTTGCTATGGTGGCTTGGACTTAGCAAGCACGGGCGACTTTTGCGCATTCTCGTTATACTTTCCAAGCCTGCACGCTGTGAGAACATGGTACTGGCTTCCGAGTGAAACCGCCTTTAAGCGTAAGGACGCTGCGGGCGCTTCTATTCGCCAATGGGCAGCCGAGGGCTTTATAGAATTAACTGAGGGGAATGTAACTGATTACGCTTTTATTAAACACAAAATTTGTGAACTTTCCACAAAATACGACATTAAGGACATAGCCTTCGACCGCTTTAACGCTTCTCAGTTAGTTATTGAGTTACAAAACGAAGGTTTACAAATGTTTCCTTTTGGGCAGGGCTTTGTTAGTATGTCGGCACCGACTAAAGAACTAGAGCGACTTGTTAAAGACAAAATGCTAAGGCACGCTGGCAACCCAGTGACGCGCTGGATGATGGGCAATATATTGTTAACTCAGGACCCAGCGGGTAACATTAAAATAAATAAGGCCAAGAGCGGCGACAAAGTCGACGGGCCAGTGAGTATAGTTATGGCCTTGGGCACTTGCATGCAGGACGCAGCCAAAGAGCAAAACAGCGAATTTTGGTTTTTAAGCATATGAAATTTTTAGACGACTACATGCAGGAATACTATAACAACCTGCCCAAGTACAAGACCTACGAGGACGCCTACAATGCCACAGAGCAAAAGTATTTAGGCAAGTTTGGTGTAAAGCGTTACAAGTCTTATGATGTTTTTAGGGCGGCACTTTCTCGCTGGCTTGCGCAAGGGCGTAACAAATGTTAACGCAAAAAATTTAACGCGGTTGTAATTTGCGCCCAATGAATTTAAAGTTTTGGCAGCCCCGAAAAGAAAAGCGCTCTGGCTTGTCTCAGCCTGCTGACTGGTTTATTAATACCTTAAACAATGTTTTTGGCTACCAGACTAAAAGCGGGCAGGCGGTAAATGACCGCACAGCGTTAAGCATTGCCTCGG